GCAAGACCATTACCTAGACCTAAAAAACGAGAAGATTTTTTTATGCCGTTACCTAGACCTAAACCAGATAGAATGGTTCTACCACCGCGTCCTAGAAAAAAACCAAAACCAAAATTACCAGAGGGCACAAAAAAGTTATCCCCTGAAAAAAAAAGAAAAGTGCTTCAACTTTTAAAAGGAACACCTAACACAGCACGCAAAAAAAAGTTGTTGGATAGAATTAGGAAAATGTAATGGGTGCAAAAGTTCCTTATTCAAAAAAAATGATGAACGCCTTGAGAAGAGGCGGTTTTAAACAAGGCAAACGTGGTAGTTTTGGTTATGACATTATTAAAGAAAAAGGCGTTAAAAAAATAGAATTGTACGGGACATTAACTCCGAAAGTAGATTAAAATGGTGTATTCTTTGGTGGGGGTCAAAGGCGGAAAGACAGTCGGCATAGCAAAAGGTGGCAAACCAAGCTATAAACGCAAGAAAAAAAGAAAGGTAAGAACAAAAAATGGACGGACTATGGTTAGGTGACAAGATTTTACGTCTTGTTCGCGATAAAAAAGAAAAAACTACGCAATATGTGATGCAAGGCAGCACCACAGAGAAGCACGACTACCATTTTATGCTTGGACATTATCGAGCATTGGAAGAAATGGAAGACGAACTTAGAGAAATACTAGATAAAGGAGAAAAAGATGAGTGATTTAATTTTACCAGAGCGCATGGCCAAAGAAAGACGCAAACAAAAGGCAAAAATTGATGAGGAAGGCAAAACGGCTGTTGAAATAGAGAAAAAACAACAAGAAGTTGAAGAAATATACGGTGAAAGAGAGTCAAAATACATTGATCCTGACAATATTGATGAAAATATAGCTGAAAAACTGCCAAAACCTACCGGTTGGAGGATACTTATATTGCCTTATTTAGGCGCTGAAAAGAGTAAAGGTGGTATTATTTTAACTGATCAATCTCGTGAAAGAGAGCAGTTAGCAACCGTTTGCGGTTATGTGTTAGCCACAGGCCCTGATGCGTATGCCGACCCAGGTAAGTTCCCAGAGGGCCCTTGGTGCCAAAAAGGCGATTGGGTGATCTTTGCACGTTATGCGGGGTCAAGATTAAAAATTGATGGCGGTGATTTAAGACTCTTGAATGATGATGAAATTCTTGCTATAATACAGGATCCGACTGACATACTACATATGTAAGTCATCTTGCAAAATAAATAACCATGGAGATCAAGAACCATGCCAGAGGCACAAAAAGAACAAACACGGGACGAAAAACTCGTACCCATTGACACCAGCGGTGAATCCGTTGATGTTGAATTAGATGAACCTAAAGTAAAAACAGCAGAGAAAGAAGAACAGAATGAAACAGTTGTACAGGACGACCTTGTCGCCGATAACTCATCTGAGGAATTGGACGTCAGCGAAGATGTTCAAGAAGACGACGAACAAGGGTCAACGGACGACGAACACAAAGAGTACAGTGACAAAGTTCAAAAAAGAATCTCAAAATTAGTAGGCAAACTTAGAGAAGCAGAGAGAAGAGAAGAAGCTGCTTTAAACTATGCTACTGGTTTAAAAGGTAAAGCAGACGAGCTAGAACAAAAGTATTCAGAAACAAATCAAAACTATGTCTCTAGTCTTGAGTCAGAATCATTGGCACAGATAGAAGAGGCAAAAGTAAAATTAAAAAAAGCAATAGAAGAGGGCAATGTAGACATACAAGCTGAGGCACAAAGTGCCATGGCAAAAGCTGCTTTAAATGCAGAAAGAGCAAAAATACAAAGAGAAGCTCTTGAAGCACAAGCTAAAACATTTGCAGAAACAAAAACAATCCCTCAACAAACTATACCCTCTCAACCCCCGAATCCTGCCCCGCCACCAGCTGACCCCAAAGCCACGGCGTGGGCAGAAAAAAACGAGTGGTTTGGACAAGACGAAGCAATGACGTACACTGCTTTTGCTGTTCACAGAAGGCTCGTTGAAGAAGAAGGTTATGATCCAAGATCTGACGAATACTATGGAGAAGTCGATCGTAGGATGAGAGAACAATTTCCTAATAAATTTGCAACAGAAAAACCAAAGAAAAGAGTTGACCAAACAGTGGCTCCTGCGGTAAAGTCTGTTACAAGCAAAGGAAAACGAACTGTGAGACTCACACCCTCGCAAGTCGCAATCGCTAACAAACTCGGTGTGCCTTTAGAAGAATATGCTAAATACGTGAAGGAGTAGCAATATGGAAAAAATGACAAAAACCTCACGCTCATCTCAAACTAGAGAAAAAACTGCCAGAAGGCAGCCATGGCGACCACCATCTAGATTAGACGCGCCAACTCCCCCAGCTGGATTCAAATATCGTTGGATTCGTGCTGAAGTTATGGGCCAAGACGACAAGAAGAATATATCTGCTCGAATGAGAGAAGGATATGAACCAGTAAGACTGGAAGAACTTGGAGACTTTGACGCCCCGACTGTAGAAGACGGAGCAATGAAAGGCGTGGTTACTGTAGGTGGATTACTGCTAGCCAAGATACCTGAAGAAATTGTTGAGGAACGAAACGCATATTTCGCTCAACAAACGAGAGATCAACAGGAAGCTGTTGATAACAACCTTCTAAGGGAGCAGCATCCAAGTATGCCTATCGATAATCCAAATAGGCAATCAAGAGTAACTTTTGGCGGTGCAAAGAAGTCAGATTAGATTTCACACCTTACAACATTCGCTGAATTTTTGGATTAATAACTAATAATTTATTAGTCTAAGGAGGACTATAATTATGGCAAATAAAGACGCAGCCTTTGGGTTTAAACCTGTAAGGTCATTAAGTGGTGGCGAAATTCGTACTCAAGAGTATGCAATTGCTGCTAACTACGCGACTAGCCTCTTTACTGGTACGCCAGTATTAGGAGTTACCGCGGGAGGCATCAACATTGCTGTTGATTCTTCTGGAACGCCAGGTCACATTCTGGGTTCCTTTGGTGGTTGTTTTTATACAGATCCAACAACTGGGAAGCCTACTTACAAGTCGCATTATGCGCAAGTAAACGCTTCTGACATTGTTGCTTATGTGTATGATGACCCTTCTTTAATTTTTGAGGCACAACATGATGGCACAGGAACTGCTGCTATGAACTTCGGAGGATTTGACTTCGTAGGTTTAAGTGGAAGTACAGTAACTGGTATATCATCTGCAGAAATCGATACTTCTGAGCTTGCTACATCTGGACAATTCCAACAACTAGGAATTTCTAAAGACCCAGATAATAGTGATACTGGAAGCGCAAACGTTAACGCGTATGTGATGACTAACTCTGCGGGAGATAACTCTGCTGCTGGTCACCAATTGTCAACTCAAGCAACATTAGCATAATAGGAGGATTTAGATTATGGCTATTAATAGAGCACAACTTGCTAAAGAGTTGGAACCTGGTCTGAATGCACTATTTGGACTAGAGTATGCACAATATGAGAACCAGCATGCTGAGATTTTTGACACAGAAAATTCTGATAGAGCTTTTGAAGAAGAAGTAATGCTATCAGGCTTTGCGTCAGCGTCAGTTAAACCAGAAGGATCTTCTGTTAACTTTGACACTGCGACTGAGTCATTCACAGCACGTTACTCTCATGAAACTGTAGCTTTGGCTTTCCAGATTACTGAAGAAGCTGTAGAGGACAACCTTTACGACAAGATCAGTACTCGTTATACGAAAGCTTTGGCACGTTCTATGGCGCATACAAAGCAGGTTAAAGCAGCAAACGTTTTAAATAACGGCTTTAATTCTAGCTTTACAGGTGGTGATGGCGTTGAGTTGTTTTCTTCAGCTCACCCAACTACATCTGGGAACCAAAGAAACGAGCTAGCAACTGCTTCTGACCTTAACGAAACATCATTAGAACAAGCATTAATTGATATTGCTGCGTTCCAAGATGATAGAGGTCTAAAAGTTGCTGCAAAAGCACGTAAGATGATCATTCCATCAGCGTTACAGTTCACAGCGGAAAGACTTATGGCTTCTGCTGGAAGAACAGCGACTGCTGATAATGACGTCAATGCAGTAAAAAGCATGGGTATGATGCCTGAAGGTTATGTAGTGAATAACTACTTAACTGACACGGACGCATTCTTCATTAAGACGGATGTACCTAACGGATTGAAACATTTCCAAAGAGCAGCAGTTGCTACTTCTATGGAAGGTGATTTCGAAACGGGTAACGTAAAATACAAAGCTAGGGAAAGATACAGCTTCGGCTTCTCTGACTGGCGAGGTATGTTTGCTTCTGAAGGAGCTTAATCCTTAAGCAAACGAACAATTTAAAGGGCGGCTCCGGTCGCCCTTTTTATTTGCAATCACTACATTAAAAGCGTATATTCGAGATACTGCATATTTTTAAATAGTCAGCATAGACTTGTGCAGTAGACAATGTCTCAGACTATGTTGGCGGAAAAGGAGACCAATATGGCAAACTCAACTTTTAACGGTCCGGTCAGATCAGAGGGTGGTTTTAACGTAATTAACAAAGCAGCTTCTACTGGCGCGATCACACAAACAGGTTTTTCAGTCAATTCGACTGGACAACTAATTTCACTTGGAACTAGAAAAATTCAAACATTTGCAATAGACTTGTCTAGCACAAACGCTGCAGGCACAACTTACGCAGATGACGATGTTCTAGTAGAACTAGGTGCATTAAATACAGATCATCCTGATGCTTTAGTTACAGCAAGTAAGTTCTTTATTCATAAAGTAGTAATCGGTATTACAACCGCTGCTGCTAGTGATGCTAACTCTTTAGCTAACTTACAACTTAGTGCTACATCTGGTACAGCTACTAACAGTGCAGTATCTTCTGGTACAGAAATTGTGGGAGCTGGTGTTGCAGCGTTTTCACCAACACTTTCAGCAGCTCTTTCTATTACTGAAATTGATATTGATCTTGATGCTACTGCTGGTACTTTCCACGTTTTTGAACCTAATGTTAATGCAGCGATAGCT